CAGTACCTCGGAATGAAGAAATCGTGTCCTGACAACAACAAGGAATTCCCTTTCCAAAAACAGGGAATTTTGATGACAATTTTGAGGATTACCTATTGACAATATACACCACATCTGCACGATGTTGGGATTGGCGGTTCGCCATGCCGCGACCAGAGGTCCAAGCTCCTCTTCCTTCATGCCCGCATCCAATGCGCCCATCGCGATCAATGCACCTTCCGCCCCTCCGTAACCGCAGCTGAGAGTGGCCTGCTTGCCTTTTTGCCGAAGGTCTCCATTAACACCATGCTTTTCCACCTTGCAGTGGAACATTCTCCCTGCCGTCTCACAGTAAATGTCGCCGCCCGCTTCAAACACATCCAGCACCCACTGTTCTCCGGCAAGCCAGGCAAGCACCCGACATTCGATGGCGGAAAAGTCCGCAACGATCATCTTGTAGCCGGGAGCGGGAATGAACGCAGTTCGGACGCATTGCGCCAGCACCTCTGGAACAGATTCATACAACGCTTCCAAGGCGGCATAATCTCCACGAGAAACAAGAGATCTCGCCTGGATCAGGTCCGGGAGAGAATTTCTGAAAAGGTTCTGGAGCTGAACGATAGTCCCAGAGAAACGGCCACTTCGGTTTGCGCCGTAAAAGCGGAACATGCCGCGCAGGCGGCCATCGGCACAAACCGCGTTCTCCATGGCGGTGTATTTTTTCACTGCTGACATGGCGAGCTGCTGCCGAAGGGTGAGAACTGTCCGGAGAGGTTCCGGTGCTGTCCGAAGGGCCTCAGCTACGACCTTCTTCCCCAAGGAATCCATCTCCATTCCCTGCGATGCCAGCCAGTCCTTCATCTGCTGCACGGAGCGCGGGTTGTCCAAGTTTGTCAGCTCCTGCAGCGCATCCGTGAGATGCTGCTGGGAAAGCGCATCCAGGCGGATTGCCTGCCGAACCATCGGAAGGTCGATCTGGATACCACGGTCATTGATCCGCTGATCATTCCAGTATTCCCGCCAGACAAACTCCGGCACTGGATGGGAGGAAAGACGCTCTTTGATCTGCAGTTCCACCTCGACATCCCGCTTGTTGTAAGCCACGAAGGTCTCCCATTTGTCGGGAGCGTCAGATGGCACATTCCTTACCCTCCCGCCATTGCTGGCTGTCGCCTTGCACGGAACGCAGAAATAACGGATGAGGTCCTTGCCCTCCGTCATCTTCTGCTGCTCCAGGCCAAGGGCGGCTCCCGCTCCAGCGAGGGACATAGGGAATCCCATATAGGCGCTCCAGATCATGGAGCACAGCCAACCTTCCGGTGAAAGGAACTGACCTCTGGTGAGCAAGCCCTTATCCCACAGATACCGAGATAAACACACCCGCTCGAACATGGCATTAAAGGCCCATTTTGTGATCTCCGGGTTTTGCAACGCGGAGAGAATCTCATCCGGTATCTCTTCTCCCGCTGTCAGGTCATAGACTGTGACCGGGCCGTCGTCGACCGCCACACCAAAGAGAAGTACCTCAAAAGCTGGATCTTCTGCATAGCGGTAAATGCCCGTCTTCGTCAGATCCGTTTCACTGAATGTCTCTATGTCGATTGATAACTTTTCCATTCTCCACCTCCGTAACGGCAAAAAGCCAGCCCCGTGTAGAGCTGGCTATTATGTACGTGGGGTGACGATATCCGCCACCCCGTGTTGCTCTGCAAAAGGAATCAGCTCAGAAAATCCTCTTCGCCATCATCGAACTCGTCCTCGGCACGGGTGAAGCCACCAAGCGGTTCTCCATCGCGGCCTTTCTGCAGGTGATGCAGAGAGCAGCCGATGCCCTTGTTTCCGTTCTTGTTGTACGCAAAGAAGGAAATACAGGCCCTTCCATAGACGCCGCTGTAGACTTCGGAATGATCGAGGATATCCTGACGGTCCTTATCCACGATTCCCGGTGCACGCTGGTAGTTCTTCGCGTTGAGGTAGTAGGCGTTTTCATAGGCGGGATCGCCGCTGCGCTTTTCATCGCCGTCATTCAGCGGGCTGTTGATCGCAGACAGCGGGGGCACGGTTTTGCCGGTTCCCTTCAGGATGGAAGCGCCTTCTTCATAGGCCGCCTGGATCGCCTTCTCGATCTTGGAAAGCGTTTCTTTATCAGACTTCGGGATGATCAGGCTCACGGACCAGGCAGGCTTGCTGCCATCGATGCCTTTTGCTTCCCAAACATTGCAGTAGCTCCAACGGGTGTCCCAACCGGTGATGATTTTCTTCGGGTCATTATTCTTTGCCATTTTCATTTTCCTCCATAAATTCGTTCATTGCGGTTGTCATCTCAGGACGCTTGTCGCTTCTTGACACGAGCGTCGGCTTCCCGCTGGGCTTGACAACCATGTCACCCAGCAGTGCTTCAAAGTTTTTCTTTCCGAGCAGCTTCTCCATCGCTGTAATGGTCAGGAGCTTCCGCTCGAAGGGATCGTAACCTGCGTCTTCCACAGCCTTTGCCACGGCTGCTTCGTCACTGTATTTCCTGACGGACCTGCCTTCAACGACCTTCCAGTCTTCCCAGGCATATCCCGCAAGAGCCTGCTGCAAGGCGTAGGTTTTTACATCTTCCGCCCAGGCGACCAGCTGATCTACCTTGGCCAGGATGACGTTGATCTCATCCTCTTCCAAGCTATCCGGTCTGGCGAAGTCATACCGGGCAAGCATCAGGTTCTCCTCGGCCCGTTTCCGGCAGATCGCCTTTGCACGGCAGAACCGGCACCAGGAACCACAGCTGTACTCACCTGCTCCCTTCAGAGCCAGCTCCGCCTGTGGGCGTAGGACTGTGTCCGCCCAAGAAAGCAGTTCATCAGCCTTCAGGCTCCACTGGCTGTAGTTGCTAATACGGGGCTGGTATATCACCAGGATGATATCCGTGATGTCATATAGTGGAGAGAAGGCCAGGTAGCTGCCCAAGGCATAGCATTTCAGCTGGCTGTTTTCCTCTGCCGACACCTCTACGCCCTTCCCGTGTTTGTAATCGATCACAAACATGTGGCCATCGCCAAGAATCACGCAGTCGGAAGTACCAAAACCTCCGGCGACATATTCCTCGAAGCTGACCTGCTGCTCCACGGAAATGATCGCGTCCGGACAGGTCTGCTTCATGGTTTCGTAAATCTCCAGGACTGCATCCCGATATCCTTCTGCGCATTCCTGCATCTCAGGGCTATACATTTTGAGTGTGGGACGAGGGTCCTCACAAGGGAGACCCAGTGCTTCCTTCAAAAGGAATTCTCCCAGGCTGTGAGCCTCTGTTCCCTCCCGGCTGTATTCGTTGCCGGTATCTTCCGGTCCGTACTGCTCGCCGAGTAAAAGAGACGGCGGACAATGGATCAAGCGATCTGATGCCGATGGCGAGAATTTGGCGTGTACGTCAGGCATTCTTGACCTCCTTCGCAGCAGCGAGAAGAGCGGCATAGTCTTCCGGCTTCACGTCCGAAAGCTTGCTGGCACCGAACCTGCCGAGCAGTTCCTTCATCTGCGCGGTCTTCCCGGACCGGCTGATCTCTGCCAGAACGGTGCGGACGTCTTCCAGCTTGATGGCCGGGGCTGCAGGCGTTTCTTCTGTTACCGATGTCACCATGTCCTCAGCATTGGTCTGTTCTTCCTTTACATACGTGGCCAGGCAATCCGCCAGGGCGATGATGTCCTTGCCGATTCTGTGAATGGTCGCTACGATCTGTGCTTCTTTCATTGACGTTTCCTCCTTTCATACGTGCTTCGACTGCGCCAAGGGCTCGGAGAATGTTCCTCGCATCCACTGTACCCCCGGCGCGGATTCCTGTGATCTGTGTCATGACCGGCTCCCTCCTTTCCGAGGTGGCTTTCTGCCCCTCTATCTCTCCACGGACAGTTAGGAACCGGTTGACAACCACCCTTAAGAAAAATACTTGTCGATTACTTCATCCAGGATGCGATGAAGGTCTTCTCTGGTGAAATCGACATCATCGTCCACCCAGTCGTCCGGGGACTCGGGCTCGCCGAACTCATCCAGAAGGGCCACCACCTGCTCATCAGTCAGGCTGCGGATCTCTTCCTCACCATTGCAGCCGAGGATGACCATCGTTCCGGCGAAGATATCCAGGATTTCGCCATCGTCGTCCACCAGGGACCGGTTCAGGGGAAGCCCTTTGATCTTGCCTTCCTCGTTGACCGCGATACAGATCCCTTTGTGGGGAACGGTGAACTCAGGGCGGCCGTCCACCAGCTCGGCGATCTTCTTCGGGCAGATAAACCGCACCTCCGCATGCTTGCCCGGTTCCAGAATCATTGCTCTTATCATTGTTGAGCTCCTTCCTCCCCACGCAGGGGGAATCAATTTTTCAGGGGATTTTTTACCCCTCCATTTCTCCACGGACAGTTACACTCGATTTGACAACCGGAAATCAGAAAATATCTCCATTGATACTGCCGTAAAACTCATCCTCGTCCACAATGCGGGTACCGCAGAAGTCTTCTTCCTCTTGGACATCCTCCTCGTATGGGTCATAGTTGTTGTTGTCATATTCTTCCTCCGCGAAAGCTGCGTGGCTCTCGACATAGGCAATCTCAGCGTCAGAAAGATCATCAAAGTCATCGTGACTACCGACAAAAAGAATCGGCCCACGTACCGTCCCACACTCCTCAAAGGTGCGGTTGGGCGGCAGGTCTTCATGGTCGGCCAATACGACCATGCAGATTTCTTCTGCGTCCTCGAACGGCCAAAGGTGGTCCACCGGCCCACCCAGGGTCTCTTCCAGTTCGTCGGTGTCAATGATCTCAGCTGCTTCGTAAGGTTTCATATACAGTGCTTTCATGGTGTTCCTCCTATTTCAATCTGATAGAGGGAGACTTTCGTCCCCCTCATCTGTTCCACAGACAGTTGTTCCAGGGTTGACAACCGTCAATCACAAATCTCCGCTTCCAACTTCACCCTCAGCTCAGCAAGTAACGCGAGATGCCGCTTACTGATCGCCTGCTGGGAGATGTGGAGCTTCCTCGCGATCTGCCGCTGTGTATACGGGATGTCCTCAAAGTAGATGTCGTGGAGCAGGACCTGGTCCTCCAGGGGAAGCGCATCCAGTTCCTTGTGCAGCGCTTCATGCAGGAAGCGTGAAAGCACCTGGTCCTCCACCGACGCCTGCTTGTCCGGTGCTTCGTAATCATCCTCTTCGTACATCTGGTCCAGGGAGAGCGGGGAACCGGTGCGGTCATGCTTGCACTCTTCGCAATTCCCCTCACACCGCTTTCCGCCGATCATGCAGCGGGAGCGCCGGTCTTCGTTCTTCTCCTCCTGCCAGACGAGATCCATGTAACCGTAATAGACTTCCTTGTTGACTTCCACCCATGTCTTGCCGACCCTCAGGTAGTACTTGCCGTTTTCTTTCTTGCCTTCACGATTTGTTTTCATGTTTTGCTCCTTCCGGCTCTGGAATTTCCCAGGCCAATGTGGTATAATGGTTTTCACTGGTTTCCCTGGGGTTTGTTCCGGTTTGCGGAACACCCAGATCGCCAGAGGGAGCAAATAAATGCCCCCGGAAGTCACCTTCCGAGAGCCATTGAAATTTTGATCGAGTTGATTGCAATGTACTTGAATCAGTTGATTCAGTTGATTGAGTTGAAAGGAGAAAACGCTCATGGAGCGCCTTCGCGGCAATACATTCCTCCTTCTTCTGCTTCGCGCTGGATGTCAGGTTTTACTGAATCCGCAGGAGTATGGTGAAAGCAAAGATGGGGTGACAAAACCAAACATGCTGGCGGATCTGATCCGCTTGACGAATCCGAAGTATCAACCAGCAAAGCTTGATACCCTCGGTTCCTACTTCTCAAAATACCTGTCCGGTGATCCACCCAGAAGCCCTGCCTACCTTCCCTTCAGCAATCCCGCCTACCAGTTCGGACTACAGTCCCGAATCGCAGATGGCTATCCCGCCGTTCTTCGCCAGATGGATAGGTTCTGCTGTACATATCTCACACAGGAGAATTTCCCTCTTCGACTTCTGGTTGGTGGTATTGTTGATGCCATCCTTGCCGACGATTCTTTTGAAGGAGCGTTTGATGTAGGCGATAGAACTGTGTCCAAAGCCGAACTGGACAATCAGAAACGATTTTTGCTGCAACCCTTCCTGGCATCTGTCTGGAGCAATATCCTGGCAAATCATCCAGATACATCGGAAGGCCAGCAAACTTATCTCGAATGGACCAAAGATGCTGGTTACAATACAGCCAGGGAGATCACGACGAAAATCGGCGCGGAGAGAGCAAAAAAATAACCGTATCCGCCGATCTCCCGGAGGAGATGCTGGCAGACGCGGCAGTAGAAGACGATGCTGAACCTGCAGAACCCGATGTCACTGTTGATGAGATTCATGAAGATGAGCCTCGGATCGAAGTGTACGAAGCACCCTTTACAAATCCACAGACCGGCGAAAAGGTAGTAGCGCAGTTCCACGTCGAAGCAAGAGATAATGGTATCGCTGCCGGGATTCTTTATGGGGGCATACGCATAGATCGGAGAAAAAAGGATGACTAATGAGATCAGTAAAACTGGCAGCCTGTCCTCCACCCCTTCCCTGACTGTTCACGCAGAGGGAGATGGCATCGCAGTCGGATACACGGACTCTGTTAACACCACCATGAATATCATCATGGCTGATGGAAGAAAAAGCAGTGTCAGTACGGATTACTTCAACCTGATTATTGGATATGATCCCTTTGAAAAAGATCACATCCTGGTTGATCCAAAACGGGCCTTGACTGAGTACATAAGCGACGATGTGAAAGAACGATTCGCTGGGTGGACGCCGGAGAAAATTTCAGAAATAAAAAAGCTGCCCGCGATCATCTCCTGTGAAAGAGATGGAACCGACGGTCAGCAGGCGGTATTTGCTTTTATCCGGGATGTAAAAGTGCAGGATAACGGGATTAAGGTTTATTTTCAGAAATACTTCCCGATCCCGTTCTCTTTCCTCAACGATAATCTGAATGCTCTGGCAATGTATCTGTTTGAACTGACCCGCACACATTGGACGATCAAAAAAGTCGATCTTATTGAGGTAATGCAGGATGCGGGGATTTTCCCCGGAAGGTAAGAAATGAATGGCAAATGAATTAACGACAAATACCAGCGCTGTACCAAGCATCAGCGCGACCGGCAATGGGATTGCTATAGGCCAGTTAAACGATGGACTTCACCTTCATATAGACGGTTCGTCCCCAGAGATGATTGCCGCGCTGACTCGGTTTTTCCCGCAAACATCCATACAGCCAGCAGCCTCCCATGCGATTGAATGGGCTTCTCTCCGTACAGATGCGTTTTGCTTGTTCGTATTGGAGAATGAAAAATATGACTGTGGCGCTTTCTCCATAGGCAGGCGAGTAGCGTTGGCAAAATACACACTCCCGGTATACAAGGATTTCTTCATGCCGTTAACTTATCCGATTGTTGAAGAGTTGAAGCAGATGCCCTGTATTTTTGCAGTCCGAAACCAGGAGTACAAGAAAACTGCGGAGAACCATCCAGCCCTTCTTGGCAAGCTGACGGATGTCACATGTCAGGGCGAAAACATCCGGTTCCGCTTCACCTGTTTCAAACCCATTAGCCAGCAACTTATCAATGAGCACATCCGAGAGTTTGGGCTTCGATCCACCACAGTCCGGAATCAGCTTGATGAGGAGCATTGGAGTATCCGCAGCGGTAACCTGATAGATGTTGTTTCTCGCATGGGAATCACCATAGAATAGGAGCGAGTTATGGAATCAGAACTGAAGGACAAGTGGTTTAATATTGAGGATATTGCCGATTATCTCAGTATTACTCAGGACACCGCACGAACCTGGGTTCGGGAAGGAAAGCTCCCCGCCTATAAAGTTGGCAAGCGCTATAAGTTTAAACTCAGTGAAATCGATGACTGGGTTCGTTCTGGAAAAATGAGTGAAAGTGAGACTGATAATGGGAAAGAAGATTAGAGCAAACATAACGGCAGTCAAAATTAACGGGCCGACATATACTGATGTCACGTTCTCTCCATCCATGATCAACTTCTTCTATGGTAAGAACGGAACCGGTAAATCGACTCTCGCAAAAGCGTTTAAAGACGGGAGTGCTGAATTAACCTGGGAGGGCGACCCTTACCCTGAAAGCCGGATATTGATTTACAATGAGGACTTCATTGTTAAGAATGTCCAGAGCTATGGAAACATACCTGGTGTGTTTACCATTTCCGAGGTCAATGCCAGAAAAAAACAGGAAGCCGATGAAAAGGCTGCTCAAAAGAAAGCCGTAGACGATGACATCAGGGCTAAGGAGTCCGAGACAAGGGAGCGAGATAAGGAAAAGAGCCGTCTCTACACTGAATACACAGAGGCAATCTGGGAAGCGGCAAAGGAATTCCGAGAGAAATTTCCGCTTGCCCTGGCTTACCTTCGCGACAAGAAGAAATTTGCCGATAAGGTCGAGAGTCTGACGCTGAAACTGAAAAGGCCGGATCCGGATGCCCCGTTCTTTGATGAAGAGGATATGGCTCTGGTATCTGGTGGCGACGAAGAAGATACTGAGCCACTGATTACGGTTGAAGAGATCGCAGCTTTATATGAAACTGTCCATGGGAAGGAGCAGCCATCGTATTCTACCTATCAGCTGTTTCCGTCCACTGAACTGCCCTCCTCCGACCTTCTTGCTAAACCGATTATCAGCCGTAGTGATACAGAGTTTGCAAAATTCATCCGGGCTCTTGGCAACCTGGACTGGGTCACACAGGGGCATTCGAAATATCATACTGAAGGCAAGAAGTGTCCTTATTGCCAACAGGATCTTCCTCCTAGATTTGAAGAGGATCTTGCCGCCTGCTACGATGAGCAGTATAAGGATGAAGTGAAAAAGCTCAGTGCCTTTGTTCAGCGATACAAGGACGCTCTAAACGCTATCTATAAAGCCGCCAACGCCAACTGCCAGAACAGTTTCCCAACATCACGGCAGGCTGAATATAAAGCAAAATTCGATGTCTTCATGGAGAAGGCCAGGGCAAATGTATCCCTTCTTGAAAAGAAGGTTGCAACACCGTCTGAGGAAATCGAGTTGGAAGACCTCACAGAGCTTCTTTCCGACCTGGTCAAAATCGCATGTGATATCAACGCAGGATAGAGTCCGTATAATGGTGTAAATTCAATAATTCAAAAGAGCCAATGGCTCTTCCTTCAGGTATAATGAGAATCTCGACATTCAACAAAGTACCGAAAGGAGAACCAATGGCTCAACTCAATA